TACTGGAACTTGTCCTGCATGTACTGGGTCGGCACGAGCGCGCCGCCGGCACCGACCGACGCCTCGCTCATGGCCCGGACGCCGGATTCGATGCGGGCGAGGTAGGTCGCCTCGCGCGCCGCGGGCTTCTCACCCATGGCGTCGAGGACCTCGATCATCTCTTCGCGGGTCTTGGGCCAGATCAGCGAACGGGTGGACTTGCCACCGCTGCTTTCGAGGAACGGGTCCTTCTCGTCGTCGCCGTCGTTGCCGGCCTTGTCATAGCCGAAGACGGACCGCGCGGCCTCACTGAAGTCGCGCTCGAACTCCTGTGACTTGCGAAAGCCGCCGCCGTAGGTGGCCCGCATCGCCGTGCCGAGGCGCGGCAGGCCGTAGCGCTGGCGGTTGTACGCCGGCACTTCCACGACGCCACCAGGGCGCGCGGCGGCATCGACGGTGTTGAGGGCGCGGACGGCCGAATCGGCCGCCTGCCGGTTGCTCTCCTCGATGAACGCCCGGACGGTCGGGTTGGCGAGGAGCTGGTCGGGGGTGAGTTCGGTACCGCTCTGCGCGGCTGCTTCGGGCATGTGGGTCTCCTGGGAATCAAAGAACCCGGCCAACGGGGACCGGGTTCGGGGGTGGGGAGGTGGTGACGGTCAGCCGGTCAGTCGCTTCGCAGCGGCCTCGCCAGCCTTCCGGGCGCTTTCGAGCAGCTCGGCGCGCAACGCCACGGGGTCGGCGCGTTCCTCGCCCGACACGAGTCGGAACGCGGGCAGCGGGTCACCTGAGCGGGCAGCGTCTTCGCTGTCGTTCGTTTGATCATTGGCGTGAGCGGCAGGGCCGAGCGCCGCGATGTGGTCATGGGCGGCGTCGATGTGGCCCTGGTCGGTCGCGCTGTTGCGGGCACCGGCACGGGTGCCGGACATGTAGCCCATGCCCATCGTCGAGTCGTCCTCGTCGTCGGGTGTCCCGACCTCGGCACGTTCGGCCGTGATCCACTCGGACAGGCTGTCGATGGACGTCTGGATCATCGCGACCTGATCGGGTTCGTCCGCCTCGGCCGACAGGAGATAGAGCAGCGTGCCGAGGGCCCCGGCGCCCATCGCGGCATCACTCGCGGCCTCGGAGTAGGCGCGCACCGCCGGCTCGACGACCGCGTCCAAGGGCTTCGTGGCCAGCGCCGCGACGATGCGCAGCGATGCCCCGGTATCGGCGGCGCGGGTGGCAACCTGGGCGAGCGGGTTGGATTCGGTCGGCGTCAGCGCCAGTTCATAGGCTGGCCAGTCGAGGATCTCGCCGGTGTGGTTGTCGATGCGCACCGAGTGCTCGGCCGAACCGCCCGACAGACCGAGGTGGCCGCCGTCGAGGAGCGGCTTGAGCCGCGTCTCGTAGTAGGCGCCGCGCTTGTCGATCTGCGCCTGGACCCACACGCCGTCGGCGTCCATCCGCACGGGCGACCAGCCGCCGACCCGCGCGAGGCCGATCTCCGGGTCGAAGCCGTGGTGGAAGGTGTTGGGCCGGATGAACAGCGGCGATTCTGCCCGGGTGGCGCCCGGTGTCACGTCGGGGAACATGTCCCAGTGGAAGTCGGTCCGGGTCGAGTAGAAGGTGCCGTACGTGTCGCGACTCTTGAAGGGGAACGCAAGGCCCTCGATCGTGCGCACGTCGTCGGTCTCGGCCACGGTGCGGACCGCGGACGGCTTCTGCTTGGTCATGCTGGTACCTCGATGCGCGCCGCGATGGTGGCGGCCGAGTCACGCCGACGCAGGCCGGCCTCGATAAGGGATTGGATGGGCTCGGGAACGTCGCTCCCCACGAGGAGCGGCACGTCGAGCGGCCGGGAGGGGTCGTTGACCCATGCCTTCACGGCGGGGTGGCGATACAGCGCCTTGCCCCACGCCCGGAGCGAATCGGGAACGGCCGTGCCGTCGCCGTACTGCTCGCCGGTCGCGCCCTCGATCGGTTCGAGGCCGGCGTTCAGCGACGGGTCCAGCGCCGAGAGCGCATTCGGATCGAGCGATGCCGGGTCCGGCCGGATGGCGACCGCCGTGCGCGGGATCGGCCGGTCGCCCCACGGGACGTCCTTGCCGAGGCGGAAGTGGCGGCGCATCTCGTTGGGCACCACGGCCTGCGCGTAGATGCCCGCGAGCCATGCGTTCCATTCGACGTCCCACGCTGGGCGCAGGGCCTCGATATCGCTGTAGTCGAACGCCACCACGAGGCGGCGGCGGGTCGGGTCGAAGTCGGGGACGAGCCAGTTGTTGAGTGTGTCGGCATAGGCGTCGAGGTCCGGGATGACCGTGCCGCGCCAGAACAGCCGCTCGGCTTCGCGCAGGTTGCCATAGACCGTGTTCTTGTCATCGTCGCCGGCGAGGACGAGCGGTACGCCGAGCGCGGCGCAGATCGCCATCCGGCTGACCTTGCCCGTGGCGAGCATCTCCGACGCCTGCGGTGTCAGCGAGATGCCCTTGAACTCGAGGCCCGCCGGCATGACCGGGACCTTGCCCTTCTGCTTGGGTCCCCGGAGCGCCCGCAGGGTGCGCCGGACGAGGTTCTCGTCCTGCTTGGCGAACTCGGCATCCTTGGGGATCTGCCAGTAGCCGGGCGGGATGCTGTCGTTGTAGACGAAGGCGTTGGTCCGGTCGGCCCACGCCTTCGAGGTGCTGATCTGCGCCCCGATCGACGACAGTGGCGACAGGCCGCGCAACGGGTTCTGCATGTTGGGCGTCTTGAAGTGGACGATGTCGCGCGGCTTGTAGACCTCCTTGGCCGAACCAGCAGGCTGGTGCTCGTAGGTGGTGACCATGCGGCCGTTGTCGCTCTTGACATCGACGTCGGGCGCCCGCAGCCAGTACAACTCCTGCGGCGGGCCGCCCAGCCGGCCGCGCACCTTCCGATAGAAGCACTCGCCCCACACCGCGCTCGACGCCGCGGTGTACGCCTTGAGGTCGGCGCCGGTCATGTCCACCGGGTTGACGTAGTCGAGCAGGTATTGGAGGTCGTCGCCTTCGGGCGAGGGCTCGTCGGTCGCGGGGATGAGCTCCTTGCCCGCCTTGACGTAGACCTTGAGCGGTGTCCCCTGGGCGGCCTGGTAGCGCCGGCGGACGCACGAGTAGACCCACGCCTCGTCGGCCGGCGCCTTGGCGAACTCGATCGCGGTCCGGTAGCTCGAGGGCGTGTCGCGGTCGATGCCCATGAACGCGAACCACTGAGCGCTCATATCTCGGTATGCGGGCAATCCGTCAAAGGTCATTCGTCATCCTTCACGGGTCGCCGACATCGCCAGCAGTAGTCGTCGTCTTCGTCGAACAGGCCCACGTCGCTATCGAGGAGGGGTTCGGGACAGGTGCAGGTCAGGCTGCGAACGCCCAGCCTCCCTTTTTCGTCGATGGCGGCGGCATCGTCATCGCGGCTTCGTAGGCCAGCGCGTCCGCCAGGGCTCCGTCGATCCATCCTCGACCCTCGCCCTTCACCAGTACATACATCGTTCGGCCGTCGTCTTCGAGATCACCGAGGCGAACCTTGCGGAGATGGGTGGCGTAGACATGGCGCGTGGTCGCCTCATCGCCGTCGTGGGTATGGGCGCCTTCGCGGATCGCGGTCAGCCAGCGGTTGGTGATCGGCGCGAACCGGCGCGGCTGGTTGGTGTCGAGTTTGAGCACGACCTCTTCGCCGTACTGGCCGGCCCATTCGTCGATCTCATCGGCCCAGTACGGCGGGTCGCACAGCATCAGCCCGACCTTGTACCGGGCGAAGGTGTCGGCCACCACCCGCTTGACGTCGGCCCGCGGGACGCGCCAGCCGTCCTCGGCTCCGATCGGTCGCTCCCAGATCCCGAGCAGGAAGCTGTAGCCGTCGGCCGTGCAGGCCCGCAGGACCGTGGCGTCACGAGAGACCGAGCCGTCGAAGCCAACGCCGATATACGTTCCGGCGGGCACATCGCGCGGCTTGGCGAGGAGCGCCCAGACCTTCGGGTCGACGGCCCGGTCGACGCCCGCCCGGCGAAGGTTGAACCAGTAGCGGAGCGCATCGTCCCAGGTGTTGGCCGGGTCGCGCATCTCGCGGACCAGACGGGGCGGGTCGGACCACGGCACGTCGTCGTAGACGTAGCGGAGCTCGGCGATCAGCTGCTCATCGGGCCACTCGGGTGACGGTTCGACCCGAGCGCGGCGGGCGTAGTGCAGGACGCCCGACTGCGGGACATCGGGATCGGTCTGCTCGGCCACCGAGCGCTCACCGAGGACCGGCGCGTTCGTCGTCTCGACCGAACGGCCACCCATCTTGGCAACGTTCCGACGCAGCGTTCGGGCGAGCTTGACGCCGCCGTTGGCTGGCTTCCAGAGATGGGTCTCATCAAGCGTCGCGTTGGTCAGCCGCTGCCCTTCGCGGGATCCTGCGGCGGCGGTGACAGGTTCGAGCACTGCGGCGGGGTTATGTCGAAGGTACAGCCGGGTCCGGCCGAGGTCGATGTCGAGCGCATCGGCGATCTTGCCGTCACGCGCCGCGAGCATCGCGTACATCGCGCCGTAGGTGTTGTCGGTCTGGTCCTCGGACACAGCCGCGATCTGGACCCACGGCGGCGGGCGCTTGCCGGTGCCCCACGGCACGCCGACCGGCTGACCTTGCGCGTCCCAGCCGTCGAAGCACACGGGACCGGCGAACTCGGCGAGGCTCAGCGAGCCTGCGAACGGCGACTTACCGTAGCCCTTGGCCTCTTCGAGCACCATCCGCAGATGGACGAACTGCCCGGACACCGGGTGGAGCTCATACCAGCGGATGATCCGGCGGGCCTGCTCTTCGGTGTAGATCAGCGGCTGGGCGTCATCGGTCGGCGATGGCAGGTAGGTATAGGTCCAGTCGAGGACGCCCCAGCCGAGCGAAGGGAATGGTCGCTCGGGCGTCGCGCGCCACGGCATCTTAGGCCGTCTTGACGACGCGCAGTCCGGCATACGGACCGGCCGTTACATCGGCCGGCGGCTTGATCGCCTCGGCCTTCGGAGCCGTCCAACGGCGGTCCTGCTGACCCTTGAACGAGGCGCCGATGCCGTCCATCGCCTGGCGCAGCTCGGTGGCGTCGCGCAGATTGCCGCGGCCGACCGAATCGTAGAGACGGATGGCGACCGTGATCTGCGAGAGGTACTCCGGCGTCCAATAGGACGCCCACCACGACGCGAACCAGTCGCGCCACACGACGGCGGTCTCGGGCATCAGTCCATCGGGGGCCTTTGGGACGGCACCATGCTGCCAACCTGAGCCGGGCGCTGGCGACCAATCCCCGCGGACTGGCACATTGCGCCGACGGCGCGTCTTGGCGGGCGCTGGGCCTGTTCCTGGCACGTTCGGGACTCCTTTTCAGCCCAGGGTGTGACCCGTACGCATCGCGTGTGTGGGCAACTGGTCTACGTTCCCCGCGGCCTCGCCTGCAAAAAGGGGCGGGTCGATGCTCTAGCGAAGCGTCGGGACAGCGCGACCGTCGCGTTCGGCGTTGGTCTTGCGGCGATGGCACGTGGCGCACAGCGACTGCAGGTTGGTAGGTGTGTGAGAACCACCATCACGCAGCCGAATGATGTGGTCGACCTCCGTGGCGGGTACCCCGCAAGAACCACAGAGGGGGTGGGTCAGAAGCTGGCGTGCCCTGATCGCTGGCCAGTCGCCGTTGTAGTCACGCACTGCGCGCCACTCAGCCTCATGCTGCTCGCAGCGTGTCTTCGGTGTCGGTGTGCCACAGATGAGGCAGGGACGCACTAGCCCGCGCGACTGCCGTCGAGCATGACGATGCGTGACTTCGGCTGGGCGTTGCGGACCTGTTGGGCTGCTGCCAGATATGCGCCTACACCCGCCAATATCTCGGCCTCGGTCACGTCCACTGGAAGCGTGAAGATGATGGGCCGACCCGTAGGCAGGGCCATCTGCAGCTGCATCATCTGGATGGTGCTCTCGGCCGCTGCGATGGCCGCATCGAGTGGATCCGGCGTCGCTGAACCATTCATTCGGCCTTGTGGCGCATCGGCCGCGCGCCCCGGGTTCACGATGCCCGGATCGGGTTTCGGTTGCATGGTACTCCCTACGCTGCGTTGGTCCTCACGCTTCGTGCTGGCGGTTCGACTTCGTATCGGTCCCACAAGCGTTGCAGGGCGACCTCGATGTAGACCTTGCGGACGGGTTCGGTGATGCCCATCGAGGCGCACGCACCATCCCAGTCGCCGTCACGGAGCGCCGTTCTGTAGAGGACGCGGGCCATGAACGGGTACGGATCGGTGTCACGGCCGCGACCGGCGAGGGTCGCGATGGCGGCGCGGAGCGGGAGCCTGTAGTGGGCGACCTGGTCCTTGTGGCCTTCGTATTCGGCGTATTCGGTCGCGAACGGTCCGTCCTCGATGAATCGGCGGAAGTCGCCGAGGGCATTGGGTGAGCCAAGGACGGATCCACCGACGAGCTCGGCTGGCTTGCTGTCGCGGGCCCAGAGGGTCTTGCGACCAGGCCGGTCCGGCTGTCCGACGAACACGCCGTGGCCCTCGGTCTCGACTGGCAGTTCCGCGCGGAACGCCTCCATGAACCACCCGAGCAGGTCGCGCGGCGGCAGCGCCTTGCGGGCGAGGCTGCCGGCATGCTCGGCGTGGTAGGGCTCGGATCGGTAGGCGCTCATTCCGTTCAGGTCGGTGGCGGACTGGTGAAGTGACCTAGGAACCAGCCAGCGATGAGGAAGAGGACCGCGACGATGCCGGCGAGCAGTTGGATCCCGATCGCGGCACTGAACCGCTGGACGTCCTCACTGATGGTCGGGATATGCCGACGAACGGCCCAGATCTCGATGGCGAAGAGCGACGCCGCAGCGACGAGGACCACGACGAGCGCGAGTTCGGCGGCCATCAGGGGTACTTCACGGCGAAGCCGTCCGCCAGCATCGTCTCGTTGACCGATGGCGCCGTGACCACAAACTCGTTGTCGGGGCCCCACGTGCCGGCCGATTCGAGCCAGACATTGCCGTCCCAGCGCTCGCCGTACTTGTCGGCGGCGTCCCGGATCGTGCGGATGACCAGCGCCACGGGATACGTGCCGCCGAGCAGCCCAAGCAGATGCGCCCGGGCGAGCTTGCCCGCGTCGGTCGAGAGCTCCGGCGCGTTGATCCCGTAGAAGCGGATTGCCATATCGCGGAACTCGCGGAGCCCTTGATCACATAGGACACGCACAGTGTCACCGTCTGTGACGTCACGGCTGGTCCGGATCACGGCCTTGTATTCGTAAATGTCAGCCTCCCGGAACGACGGGCGTCGCGTCGGCCTTCAGCGTCACGACGGCATCAGCCGGAGGCGTGTCCCCGGTACCAGCCACGAGGACCGGCGTACCAACTGCGAGGGTCGGCGCGACCAGGGGCGTCACGAAGTGGCGGATCGTCTCGATGGCCGGCACGATGAACGCGATGGCGACGCCGGCCAGGGTGAGCGCGTCAGTCAGGCTGATGTCGGCGCCCAACCGGGTGAAGCCGAGTGCGTTGGCGAGCGCGACCACGCCGACGATGACGATGGCGGCGCCGTAGCCGATAAAGCGGGCAGGCTCGCCACTCAGCAGGTCGTCGATCTTGGTGGTGTGGTCGTCCGTCAGCTTCTGGACGCGCTCTTCGGCTCGGCGCTCCTCGTCGGCGCCGACGTCGCCGGAATCGACGAGCTCTTTGAGGCCTTTCATGGCGTCGCGCCGGATCTCGCGCACCGCGACTCGGTGGTTCTCCGCGAGCCCCCGCACGAC